TACGGGACCTTCCAGCAGCAGAAACTGGCCATCGCTGAAGAATATGCCGAGAAAATCCGCAAGGCACAGTCCCAGGGCGAAAGACTGACTTTGGAAAAGCAGCGTGATGCGGCTGTGCACAAAGTGGACATGGAATCCCTTACCCAGAAGATAGACTGGGGAGCAGCGTTCGGGGATTTAACCGGCTTGCTTGCAGACCAGATGAAGAATCTGCTTGGCGAACTTAAGCAGTATGTCAAGACGGATGAGTTCAAAAAATCAGGAGCAGCGGATCAGCAGGTCGTTTACGATGCCATTGAACGTATTCAAAGCATGCTCCCCGGTGGCAACGGCACATTGGATTTTGCCCGGCTGCAAACGCAGATGCACGCTTTGGGGGATGCCGTAACACGTGTGCAAAATGCAGAACTGCAGCAGGAAGCGGCATTCATCCGGTTGAAAGCGGCGCAGGCCGATTACAACAAGGCTCTTGAAAGCGGTAACCAGGCAGAAATAGAACGTACCCAAATTGCTCTTCAAACGGCTCAATCGTCCAGCGTTTCAGCTGACGAAGAATACCTGAACGCCACCTCTGAAATGAAGGCGCTTGCCGGGGAGGTGAAAAGTGCCTCCCGGGACACGGTTGACGGATTGAACATGGTATCCGACGGGTTGCACGGCTTTGCGAGCGGAACCTTGCAGGGATCATTTGAAGGAATCCAGAACATGCTTACCGGTCTTTCAAAACTGAATATCGGAGGCAAGGTCGGCGATGCCATCAGCCGGATGTCCGAAACCCTGTCAAGTGCCGGAGTCATCGGGCAGATCATATCGGCCATTCTCTCCATACTGGATTTGCTGAAAGACGGTATTGGCCCGATTATCTCATCATTGATAGACACCATTTTCAATGCGATAACCGGAATACTCGACAATATCCTCAGCGGAGACCTGTTCAAACAGATAGGCGGTTCCCTTGTGAAAGGTATCGGGGGATTGCTGAACACGGTGTCTTTCGGAGGTTTCAACAAACTGTTCGGCATCGGCGGGAACGCCAAGGAAGTGCAGGCGGCTATAGACCGTCTTACAGACCGGAACGAGCTGCTGCAGACCTCGATAGAGGATCTGACCGACACCATCAAGCAGAGCCAGGGGACGAAGAGTGTGGCGGCTTACCGCGACGCGTACAAGATGCAGCAGGAAACGAATTCGAACTACCTGCAGATGGCTATGGCGCAAGCCGGCTACCACGGAAGTCACCACAGCTGGAACTACTACTGGGGCGGTTTCAACCAGGCACAGATAGACAAACTGAGCGGACAGATCGGCCGCCAGTGGGACGGGAACCTGTGGAGCCTGAGCCCGGAGGAAATGAAGGCACTGCGCAGCAACGTGGATATGTGGACGCAAATCCAGAATACCGGTAAGGGAGGCTATGGCGGGCGACTGACCGAGAAACTGGATGACTACATAGACCAGGCCGGCAAGCTGGAGGAACTGACCGACCAGCTGTATGAAGGGCTGACGGGCATTTCGTTCGACGGTATGTACAGCAGCTTCATCGACAACCTGATGAACATGAAGTACGGTGCCAAGGATGCGGCGGAGGATATATCCGAGTACTTCATGCGGGCGATGCTGAGCAACAAGATCGGTGAGATGTACAGCGACAAACTGAAAGGCTGGTGGGAGAAGTTTGGCAAGGCCATGGAGGACAACGAACTGACCGAGGCGGAACGGAACGCGCTGATGGAAGAGTACATGCAGTATATGGATGAAGCCCTTGCCCTGCGTGACAACCTGGCGGCAGCCACCGGTTATGACAAGACGCAGCAGGGCGGTACGAGCCAAAGTGCGAAAGCGGGCGGCTTTACGGCCATGACGCAGGACCAGGGCACGAAACTGGAGGGCATGTTCACCGGCGGGCTGCAGCACTGGAGCAGCATGGACGACCGGCTGGAAAGCGTGGTGGAGAAGATGGACACGGCTGAAGGGCATCTGGCCCGGATAGCCGAGAACACCGGTGTGAGCGCCGGACACCTGGGCGAACTGAAGGAAGTGATAAAGAAAATGATACGTGACGGACTAAAAGTGAAGTGATATGGGCAATATACTGAGCGGACTGGTGCTGGTGAACGGCACGGACATCTGGACGGAATACGGCGTGTTCCTGGTGGAAGACCGGCGCGGGGGCATGGAGAACCTGACGGCCATCCTGACCCCGAGCAAGGCCAAGAAGGATACGGCTGTGGACATACGGGAAGAGCACGGGGAAAAATACAGCCCCGTGCTGACCCCACGGAATGAAGCGCGTGACGTGACGCTGCATTTTGCGCTTTACAACAAGACCCAGGCAGGCTGGATGAAGCAGTACTTTGCCTTTGTGAATTTCCTGAAGCAAGGGAAGGACGGCTGGCTGGAGATCCGTTTCCCCCAGCTGGATCTGCAGCTGCGGGTGAAGTATGCCGACTGTACGAAGTTCACCCCGCTGACCTATCTGTGGACGGAAGGTGTGCATGCCGGAAAGTTCCGGGTAAAGTTCCGGGAACCGAAACCGATTATATAACCATTCAAACGCTATTAGAATATGCTTCTAACGATATATGATAAAGCCGGAACCAAGCGTGCGGATGTGGCCGTGAACGACAGCTCGACGCAAAGCAAGGAAGTGCAGGGAGACAATGTGCTTTCCCTGTCGTTCAGCTATTATGCCTTCCTGCCCCTGGACGTGAACGACTACACGGACTATCTGGGCGAACGGTACTGGCTGACAGAACGCTACACGCCGAAGCAGGTGAGCGATGGTGAATGGGAGTATAACCTGAAGCTGTACGGTATCGAGAGCCTAATCAAGCGGTTCCTGGTGCTGGAGACGACGGACGGGGACACCAACCCCCTGTTTACCCTGACGGCCACGCCCCGCGAGCATGTGGCGATGGTGGTGAAGGCTATCAATAACGGCATGGGCCACATTACTGACTGGAAGACGGGTACGGTGGAAGGTACGGAGCTGATCACGATAGACTACGAGGGGATGTACTGCGACGAAGCGCTGAAAGCCATCGCGGAAAAGGCAGGCGGCAAGGTGGAATGGTGGGTTGAGGGGCAGACTGTGAACGTGTGCCGCTGCGAACACGGGGAAGAAATCACCCTTGGCTATGGCAAGGGGCTGACCTCCCTGGAAAGAGATACGAGCAACACGGCCAAATTCTATACGCGCCTGTTCCCGGTAGGCTCGACCCGCAACATCGATGCGGAGAAATACGGCAGCCCGCGTCTGATGCTTCCCGGCGGCAGGAAGTACATCGAGCAGGGCGTGGAGGAATATGGCATCTATGACCATTACGAGCAGGATGCTTTCAGCGGCATCTTCCCCCGTCGGGTCGGTACGGTGAGCTCGGTTCGCAGCGAGGAGGTGGCAGACGATGAAGGAAACAAATTCACCGTCTATTATTTCCGGGACGGGGAACTGGACTTTGACCCTAACCTGTACGAGCTGGCCGGAGAAACCAAACGTGTGTCGTTCCAGACGGGCGACCTTGCCGGACTGGGAGAAAGCGATGACCACTACTTTGAGGTGAACTACGACAGCGCGGCACGTGAATTCGAACTGATCACCATCTGGCCCTACGATGACGACACCCAGCTGCCGGGCGGCAAGCTGGTGCCCCGAGCAGGCGACACCTATATCCTGTGGAATATCCGGATGCCGGATGAGTATTACCGGCTGGCCGAAGAGGAGTTTGCGGTTGCGGTGGACGAGTACAACCGGGACCACTGGCTGGACATTGCCGCCTACAAAGCCCCGACAGACCCGGTATACATCGAGGAGCACGGCATAGACCTGTTTGTGGGCAGACGGGTGAAGCTGGAGAGCCGGAAGTATTTCCCGGAAAAAGGCTACCGTCAGAGCCGTATCACCAAGATCAGCCGCAAGGTGAACGAACCCGGGCAGATGGACATCGAGATAAGCGATGCGCTGCAGGTGGGCAAGTTCGACAAGGTGACGGACAGCATCGGTGCGCTGAAAAGCTATACGAAATCAAAGACGGAAGGCGCTGCCCTTCCGGACATCATACGAAGCTGGGACAAGACGCTGCCCACGGACAACAACCTGTTTTCCGCCCGGCGCAGCCAGAAAGAGTTCCTGAGCAAGAACCAGCCGGACACAGCCAAAGAGTCCATCCGCTTCCTGAAGGGTGTGAGCTTTGGCGAGGCTGCTGGCGGCAAGCCCTGCGGCATCGTGGATGGTGAGGGCAATGCCGAATACTTGACTGCCGTGATCCGCGAACTGCTGCGCAGCACGGAGTTTGTGGACGGGCTGACCGGTGAGGGCTGGCAGCTGTGGATTGACCAGCTGACCGGACTGACAAACCTGACGGTGGACAAAGTGACTGCCCGGCAAAGCCTGGTGGCGCTGGAACTGCTGATCGAGAAGGTGCGCAGCGTGTGCGGCCAGCTGGTGGTGTCCGCTGCCAACGGCAAGATCAAGGACGTGGTGAAGCAGGGCGACAACTACCGCATCGTGTTTGAGCAGGAATCGGGCTTTGTGGCCCATGACCTGATGCGCTGTGCGGTTACGGGTGGTAAGAAACTAAAAGCATACTGGGTGGAGGTGGCTTCGGTGATAGCCGGCGGTGTACTGGTCCCGGTAAGCGAGTTTGGCGGGGTGAAGCCGGAGGCAGGCGATGAGTGCGTGCTGATGGGCAACACCGAAACCCCGCTCCGGCAGAACCTTATATCCATTGCGGCCACGGAGGACGGACAGCCCCGTATCGACATTCTGGACGGTGTGAAGGCCAAGAACTTCAACGGCTGCCTTCGTTGCCGGCTGGGTAAGCTGGACGGCATCAGGAGCAGCGCTTTCCCGGCAGACAAACAGCCGAAAGGAAACGGCCTGTATGCCGACAACGTGTGGCTGAAGGGTACGTTCGTGTTGATGACGGGCGAGGACATCCTGACGCGGTTTGAGATAACCGAGGGGAAAATCCATTCAGCCGTGGAAAGCTTGCGCAAGGAAATACGCGAAGAACAGAGTTATCTGGACAACAGCAGTTTTGCCGACGGCATGGACAAATGGAAGACGGGCAGCAAGGCTACGCTGTTCACCCTGGGCGGACGCTGGATCTGGGCGAACGGCGGTCCTTACGGTACGAAGCCGGACGGCCATGCCGAGATACGGACCGACGGCAAGGTGCCTTATGCCTATATCCGGAACAGCTATATCATGCAGAAACTGGAGGACTTCCGGCTGGTACCGGAGTACCGGCAGACGAACAGCCAGGGCGAACGGGTGCCCGGCGTGGTGTATCTGTCGTTCAGCTACCGGGTTATCAAGGCCGGAAGGTTGAAAATAGAATTTGTGAACGCTGATAAGACCGGGTTTGAGAACTTCAACATGTTCGGCCATGAAGAGGACCTGCCCGTTGGCGGTGAGAAGATGTTCACGTTGGACGGACTTTGGAACGGCACTGGCGACTTCAAGCTGTCGTTTACGGGCGTGATTTACATTTCGCTGCTGGTGTTCAGCACCAACAAGGCGGACGCACTGGCCTATAAGTACCGTACACTGTTCGAACAGAGCGACCGGCTGGTAAAGATTTCAGCGGCGGTCTTCGACAAGGACGGTAATGCGCTGAAAGAGACCGGGCTTGTCATAAAGCCTGAAGGTTCCGGTCTGTATGCGCAGGACAATACAGGAAAGATTGCCCTTATCGGGGTGAGCGTGGAGGAAGAGGACGAGTACGGAAATACCGTGAGCAAAATCAAGCTGACAGCCGACCATATACAGCTGGAGGGACTGGTAACGGCCAACGGCAACTTCAAGATACTGGAAGACGGCAGCATTGAAACGACCAACGGTAAGTTTACCGGAGAGATAGACAGCAGCAAAGGGAAAATCGGCGGCTTTGAGATAGGGAACGGCCGTATCGGTTCTGTGGCCGACTCTCACGGGAGCGGTGGCGGTCTTGCCATTTATGATGATTTTTTCCGTGTCGGCGGCAGCAAAGGATATGTGATGTTCGGTGATGATGTGATACCGTCTTCTGCAGGAGGAGCTTTTACCGCTGTCGGTCGTATCGTGAACTCAGCCCCCAATATATACGGGAATTACGGCTTCGACCAAGCGAACTATGGATTGTTTATAGATGTTACCGGCGGTACGAAGAACTACGGTATCAGCAGCAATGCGGCATTACTTGCCCCGGCGTTTATCAATACGAAAGCCAAGCTGCTTACCTTCGGAAGTGGAAACTACACGGTGGATTTCTCACAACACAATATCATTTTGATGTATTACAATGAACCCAACTACAGTAAGGTAGAGGTTACGCTGCCGTCGGAAAGTTCTGTGGCATACAAGTTCGGCATGAGTTACTTGCCTACCGATTTTGCAGCCATTGTCACGTTCAGGGTCAGACCCGGTTCAAAGAATATCATACTAAAAGGTATCTATAACCACAATGAAGATTTGCAAAACTACGAGATGGCATCCGGGGACTCCGTAACGGTACTTATTACAAAAGCGGACGGATTCCGTTACCAGATATTGAATCATTCATCCTAAAAAACAGATATATATGAAAAAGTTAGATTTCAGGAATTTCAGCGTTCCCACCGGAATAACCCGTCAGACGAGGGAGGTTTTCGATGCACGTGAGCAGATAGCCGATTTGCTGTATACGCGTGTCAGTGGCATCAAGGCCCATCGGCTTGCGTTCAAGATTTTCGAGAGTACCGGCGAGACCGAGTTCAGCGATGAGGAAACCGGGATGATACACATGGCGGTGGAACGCTATTGTCTTCCCAATGTGATAGATGCCCTGAACGAAATCCTGGGCGGGTCAGAAACCGATAAAAACGAATGAGTATGGCAGAAATGACACAAGAAGAACTGGTTCAGGAAGTGCTGGACCGTGTACTCCAGAGTTCTACCGGCGTGGAGGACTTGGAGACCGTCACCTCGCTGAGCGGTGTGAAATCACTGCCCGGGGAGAAGGACGGCAAGATGGTGAACGTCCCCCTGGAACTGATAGGGAAGCCTGCGAGCGATGCCGCCGCCCGTGCCGAGGCTGCCGCCAAGAAAGCGGAAGGAGCCGTAGCCGGACTGGAGGAAAAGACCCAGGCCGCCACGGAAGCGGCCACCAAGGCCAACGAAGCGGCAGCCAAGGCAGAAAACGCCGCTGCCAAGGTGGAACAGACTACGGCAGCAGCCATCGGCGGGGCTACCGCACGCTTTTCCTCATGGATGGAAACAGGCAACGTTTTACCTGACAAGAGTACCAAACCGGGCGGCAGCGTAGTGTATGTAGCGGATGCCGGGAAGTTCGCCTACCACATGGACTCCACCCTGTACGGGGACTGGGATGTGGCGGGTGTGCCTCCTGCCGGCATATTCATGAATGCGGACCGGACAGCCATCCTGCCGGACAAGCTCTACCTGCTGGGTGATGCCGTATATACCGGAACAGGCGGCAGCCTGAGACTGCTGGCCTACCGGCATGAGGTGATGAGCGGGGAAGCTTACGAGGCGCTGCAGGACAAGGATGCGAATACGCTGTATCTGATTTATGAGGAGGATTGACGATGATAACCATAGGCGGTAAGGAAATAACGGCTGCGTATGTGGGGAAACGTGCCCTGTCGGCAGTCTATGCCGGGGCAAGACTGGTGTGGTCTGCGATAAGCAGCTGTTTCGGACTTGGATACTGGAAAGGCGACGAGCCGTGGAACGGATCGGACGCATGGAACGGTAGCAGTAAAACTGATAAATGAATGATTATTATAAAAGGACAGTATTATGGCAAAAAGGAAAATAAGCGGAATCATCAACGCGACTGAACATCCGATGAATCTTGAAACACCATGGAATCAGAAACAGCCGGACGGCACCTATCATGCCTATGCAGGCGATGACATCGAAGCGTTCCTGAAGAAGGAACTGTCAAACCGTACCCCTACCGAGGAACTGGTGAGCGGCGAGACGAAACCTCCTACATCCGGAACGGTGTTCGATGCGATGGTGGGTACGGTGACGGACGTGGATGTGCAGGACAGCGAGGACGGCACCCAGTACGTGATGACCGTCAAGCAGAAGGACAACCAGGGCGGCGAGAGCTCGAAGGAAGTGCGCTTTTCCAAGTACACGGACGATGACAAGGTGGTGGTGAACATCGACCTGACGGACAGCGGCGGTGCGGGACTTCCCGCCTCGCAGTATCTGGCACTGGGCAGCGGCTTTGTGGTGAAATACTCCGTAGGTGTGGGCACTGCCGGTGGCGGTACGGTGGACGGCTACAGCGACCTGAAAGCCCGCGTGATCGTGAAACGCGGTTCGACCGTCATCAGTGAGTTTCGGGATGCGGAGTTTGTGGGCGTTACAGCCGGACAGAGCTATACCTTTGACGCTTCGCCCTACCTGAAGGATGCCACTGCCTATACCGTACAGGTGGAAGCGCAGGCAACTTACCAGGACGGCACGCTGATGAAGACGGCCACGGCCAAGGTGACCATGGTGGCCATGGAGCTGGAGACCACCTACTCGGCGGGCAACGGGCTGGCCGACGGGGGATATAAAAATGACGTGAACATCCCCTTTACTGCCAAGGGCACGAGCGGTGAGAAGAACATCTACTACCGCGTGAACGGCGGACAGGCCTTTACCCTCGGTCTTTCGGCCGGCAGCGGTGTGCAGCAGAAGAACGTGACCATCCCCCTGACACAGATGCAGGAGGGTACGAACGTGGTGGAAGCCTACGCGCAGCATGAGAACTCCGGTGTGGTGAGCCGGGTGCATTACATTACGCTGCTGAAGGCAGGCGGAGGTGTGACAGCGTATGCCGGCCTGATGTTCAGCCACCGGGCAGCGGGGTTCCAGCGTGACTGGAAACACCCGGTGCTGGAGGCAGAGCAGTTCACGGCATGGAACTTCACGTATGCCGGCTATGACCGCGATGCGTACACGGCCCGTGTGAAAGTGACCGACCGGGGCAGCGTGGTGAAGGAAGACCTGCTGCAACGCGGTGAGACCGGCAGCTACGGACGGACGAACGTGAACGTGGAACCGTTGGACTACCGTGTGTCATGCGGCGATGCCGTGCTTGAGGTGCAGGTGAACACCACATCGCACCCGGACATTGAAGCCACGCTGGCACCGGATGCCGTGTGTACGTTTGACGCCTTCGGGCGAAGCAACACGGAAAACAACCCGGCAAGCTGGGTGAGCGGTGACAAGCGTATGGAGTTCCGGGACGTGCTGTGGAGCGTGAACGAATATGGTGCCGGTAGCGGCTGGCACAAGGACCGCCTGCTGCTGGCCGGTGGTGCAGGTATGACCCTGACCGCTGACGGCGGTTACCGCCCCTTCAACGAGGCGGACAAGCCCGAGGGATTTGCCATCCGTGACGTGGGCATGACGCTGGAGATAGAATACAGCACGGCCAACGTGACGGATACGGATGCCGAGCTGATCACCTGCCTGGGGCAGCTGGACAACGGCAACCGGTACGGGCTGATTGTGACTCCGGAAGAGGCCAAGTTCCTGACCGGTGTGGTGACCGAGGCGATGGATGCCGGACAGGTGCTGCGCTATGAAGACTCGGTGGGTACCAAGTTCCAGCCGGGTACGAATATCCGCATTACCTACGTGTTCTATCCGAACGTGCAGACCAACGAACAGCGCACGCTGATCGGTTTCTATGTGAACGGTGAAGAGTCGGCTGCTTCCAAGTGGCTCGACAAGGTGAATTTTGACATTCAGAGCCAGTTGGAATTTAAGTCGGCAGGTGCCGACTTGAACGTGAAGAGCGTGCGTATCTATAACAAGGCGCTGACCTCGGACGAGGTGCTGAACAACTACATCGTGGACCGCAACCACCTGGAGGATGCCGACGGGGAACCGGGCGTGCGCTCACTGGATGAGGACAACCGCGTGCTGAATGAAGGAGATACGGTGAGCATGGAGAAGCTGATGGGGCTGATGAAGAAGCGCCGGAACTCGATCCTGGTACTGATAGGCACGGGCAGCGTGGGCAGTGAGGTTCCGAGCGAGAGCGACACGCTGAACGTGGTGGATGCACTGGCCCAGCTGAACGACAAGAAGGCCAATAAACTGGTAAGGGAGGTCCGTTTCTATAACGGAGAGGACAGGACGCTTGACTTTATCCTTACCAACGTATATGTCCGTATTCAGGGTACTTCTTCCGTGAACTATGCCAGAAAGAACTTCCGTTTCTACTTCCAGAAGACGGCAAGCGGCTGGACGGTTACATTGAGCTACGGGGAGATTGACGGAAACGGCAGGCAGAAGAATCCGGTGGTAACTACCGGCAAAAAAAATCTCTTCAAGTTACGCAGGAACTCGGTAGGCGCGAAGCTGGCATGTTCCAAATGCGACTTCTCGGACTCGTCCATGACCACCAATACCGGAGGTGCGAAGCTTATCAATGACGGACTGAAAGAGATGGGGCTGCTTACGCCTGCCCAGCGTTACGCCAAAGACCATGGGCTGGAGGATGATTACCGTTCGGCCATCGACGGCCTGCCGTGCGACCTGTTCGTAGCGAAGAGTGCCGACGAAGACCTGACCTATTACGGCCAGTACAACATGAACAACGAGAAGAGCGACAGCTACCCCATCTTCGGGCAGGATGAGACCATCGGCGGCGAGAAATGGGGCGAGGGCGACACGCTGAACTACCTGGAAGCCGACGAGGAAGGACACAAGCAGTACCTGCCCGTCTGCTTCGAGACGCTGAACAACTCCAATCCGCTGTGCCTGTTCCACTGGTTGCCGAGTACCGAACCGGAGCATAAGGATTTCATGGACTACAACTTTGACGGAGGACTGGAATTTAATCATCCGAAAGATACCTTCTGGTCGGACGGAGGCGGTGACGCGGAGGAAGAACCGAACCTGAAAGACCACCTCGGTACCGGTGACAAGTACGACAAGATGTACAAGGCCACCGACCGCATGATGAGTTTCGTCTACCGGTGCGTAAAGGAAACGCCTGCGGGCAGGAACATGGTTTACAGCACGGAATCCCATTCGTTCGAGGGGGTGGACTATGAGGACGACGGCGACAAGTTCCCTACCGCCAAGTGGCAGAGCGATACGTTCAGGAAAGAGGCCGGGAAGTATTTCGACCTTCCCCACCTGATTGCCTACTATCTGTACGTGCAGTTCAACCTCGGCGTGGACCAGCTTGCGAAGAACATGCTTATCCGCACATGGGACGGTGTGAAATGGTCGATTGACTATTATGACGGCGACTGCCAGCTCGGTTCTGACAACAAGTCGTTCCTGACCGGGAAGTATGACGACAACCGCCAGACGAAGCGCGACGGGGCTTATGTGATGCAGGGTCATAACTCGTGGCTGTGGAACCTCATCGTGGCCAATTGCTGGGACATGATTGTGGAGATTATGGTGAGCGGATGGAACGGGGGCGCAAGCTTCATGAGTGCCTTCAGTATCCAGAAAGCCATTGACCATTTCGATACCGAACAGATGAAGAAGTGGTGCTCACGCCTCTATAACAAGTCCGGCATCTTCAAATACATCTACCCGTTCCTGAACGAAATGCCGGTGGGTGCTGACGGTGCCAAACAGACCTATCCGCAAATCTACGGTCTGAAGGGTTCGTTGAAAGCACACCGGAACTACTTCATCCAACGCCGGTATGACCTGAAGCAGGTGGAGTACGGCTATGTATCCACGCTGGGTGCCCAGTTCTACCAGAGTACGGCATCGCTGGACAAGGCTTATAAACTGAAACCGATGCAGTACCGGCTGACCATCCCGTACCGTGTGCAGCTCTCCACCAGCAACGGCGTGCAGGCCGACAGCGGCGTGGTGGATGCGGACGTGCTCCATTCCCTGCAGCTGACCCGTGCCTTCGGTGAGAACGACCCGCTGAAGATTATCGGTGCAGCCAAAATCAAGGAGCTGGTATGGCACGAGGATGCGTTCGCAATCGGCTTCAACTTCGGTCTGCTGACCTCACTGGTAAAACTCGACATGAGCGTGGAGAAAGCCAGCGGTTACCGGAACGGCTCGTTCATGGCTTCGACCAATGGTATGCTGCTTCTGGAAGAAGTGAACATGCGGAACAACCGGCTGGCCCGGAACGGGGACAACGGGAATGTGGCCACTTTGGACTTGAGCTGGCAGGGCCGCCTGAAGAAACTGGACGTGAGGGGTACGGGGCTGACCCGTGTGAAACTGGCCACCGGTGCGCCCGTTGTGCAGTTATGCCTGCCGGACACGATTGAGGAACTGTTCCTGGAATATCTGACCAAGCTGTCCGATAGTGGCCTGATACTGGAAGGGATCAATAATGTGCGGGGCTACCGCTACACCAACTGCCCCGGCATCGACGGGTTCGCTATGCTGGAACGCCTGCACCAGGCCAGACTGAACGGCAGCGGCAAGCTGGAGCGCTTCGTGCTGGAGATAGACCGGGAAGACGACGGAACCCTGCTGAAGAAGTATTACGACTACGGAACGTATACACAGACGGGTGCCGTGGATGACCGGCATTCGGGACTGAGGGGCAAGCTGACCCTGACGAAGTATCTGGCCGATGAGGAACTGGAGAAGTATGCCGCCCGTTATCCGGAACTGACCATCAAGCAGCCGCCCTATACGATGATCGAGTTTGACGACAGCGTGGCCGACGATGCCAATGTTTCGAACCTGGACAACAAGACGGGGTACAAATTCGGCAATACGTACAAAATGAGCGGGCATGTGAATGCCATCCTGTCCAAGCGCCACCGCGTATTGGCCAAGGTGACGAAGATGCCCACGAGCCGGAAGGTGGAGATAGCCGGGCAGCAGGTGGAAGTGAACAACCCGGACGGGGAGATGACCTATTTCCCCCTGCATGACGAAAGCTCGAACTTCTATGCCGATGCGGAGGATATGAACGACTGTACGGTGGCGAAGCTGGACGGCAGCGAGGGAGACTGGATGATGTATGAGCCGTTTTACTGGAGCAAAGGCATCAACGATTATTTGAACAACAAGAAGTACGCCTGCTACAGCAGTTATCCGGAGGACGAAATGCCCCCGGTGCCTGAGGCGACGGTACTGACACTGGATGCCATCAAGGAGACACAGGGCGGCTGGCTGGGTGAACGCAAGATCATGAGCGGCAAGCCCACGCTGATGGAATCCTATACGACGGACAAGGCTTATTCCGTGTGCAAAGTGGACGTGTCGGGTTACAGACGTGTCCGCTTCCCGAGCGTTCCAGGAACAGGGCTTATCGGCAGTGTGTTTGCTGATGCGGAGGGAAACATCCTGAAGAGTATTGTGGTGCCGACCATCGGCTTGAAATTTGAAGCCGGCATGTATCTGATAGCAGACGTTCCGGAACGTGCTACAGCCCTGCATTTCTCCATTCTGAACACGGCAGAGTTTGACTGCGTGGTACTGAGCCACAGCGACAAGATAGAGGACATGGAACCGGATTGGGTGGCCAATGAGGAGCATCTGTGTGCCGTTGTGGGCAGTTCGGTGGTGGGCAGTAAACTGCGTGCCTGCATCACCGGAGCTTCGACCACGGCAAGTATGACCTGGACGGACTTCCACTACTACAGCCAGCAGCGGGGTATGCAGCAGATAGATGCGCTGATGCACAGCCGCATCGCGAACCTGAGCTATGCAAAGTACGGGCGCAGGGATATGCAGGAACAATGCGGTGCCGGTCAGCATAACAATAACCGCACAACAGGCGGAACGGCCGAACACGGGATGACAGACACCATCGGCTACGATGAAGCGTATGTCATTAACAACAAAATCACGAATTCGCTGATTGACGGCCTGGTGCACCAGTATGCCTGGTATAAGAGTCGGGACGAATACGGACAGGCGACTGTGGTGCAGGTGAACAATATCTGCTGCCTGGGCTATGAGGACATCTACGGCAACAAGTATGACATGATGGACGGCGTGGATCTGCCGAACGACAGCGGTAACGTGGGCAAATGGCGCATCTGGATGCCTGACGGCAGTATCCGTATGGTACAGGGCAAGAAGGACAGCGGTCAGTGGATTACAGGCGTGGCGCACGGCAAGTATATGGACATGATTCCGGTAGGTAATCTGAACGGATCATCTTCTACTTACTATACCGACATGTACTGGATAAGCACCGCTACGGTCCGTGTGGTCTATCGCGGGTACAACGGTGCGATTGCGCTTGGCGGTGTGTCGCTTGCGCATGCGAATAACGATGCTTCGAGTCCGAATGCGGTTGTCGGCTCGCGTCTGGCCTTCCGCGGCAAAATCGTCCGGGCGCAAAGCGTGGCAGCGTACAAGGCGATACGCGAGGTGGCGTAAGCGCAAAGCGCCAAAGCGTGGAGCGAAGCGACTAAAACGAAAGAACGGGATTCGGATGGTTTCCGAATTCCATTTAAAAGGTATTCAAATACCGGCGAAGCCGGCCGAAAAAATAGAATTTTGAGGTATATGAAAAAGATTATCGCATTTTTAAAAATGAGTAACCGTTACAAGCATCTTATCGGTGGTTTGATGGTAGGTCTATTGGGATTTACTCCTTGGACGGCCTTTTATGCTGCGGCCATTGCAGCTTCCTGTCTGGAACTGAAAGATACTCTTCGGGGAAGTCCTTGGGACTGGATTGATTGGGGGCTCACCGTCGCGGGTGGCAGTATATCCGTTTTATTTTGGATGATAGTGTAATTCGTTTATCTGTTTTGCCTGTTAAATCAGTAACTTTGCAAGCGGTAGAGTTCCCCAATAGTCCGTGTGGTCTATCGCGGGTACAACAATGCGAATGCGAATGGCGGTGTGTCGAATGCGAATGCGAATAACGATGCTTCGAATACGAATGCGAATGTCGGCTCGCGTCTGGAAATCTAACAAATCGGCGTACAGCAGCGGGGACGTGTCCCCGAAGCGGTGCCGAGGGGAGCAAGCCACAGCAACAGCACCAGAAAAGGTGGAAAGCTGAAAAATCACGCGTCGGGTGGAGTTTGGTAGGTTGTTATCAGTTCGAAGAAGTCAGACCCGGGGAAAGGAAGGCCCTCATCTTCCATGTTTATTAACCAATAGCTTATGCGCAGGGAAGGATATATTATCGAGGAAATCATCGAATACTCCAATATGTCGGAGGCATTCGATTCGGTACTTCGCGGAACCGATCGTAAGAGGTCAAGGCAGGGACGGTTCCTGCTTGCCCATAGGGAGAAGATTATCGCCGAACTGACGGCTTCCATTGCGGACGGCTCATTCCGGCTGGGCGGCTACCATGAGAGGGAAATTGAAGAATACGGTAAAAAACGTATTTTGCAGATCCTGTCCATGAAAGACCGTATCGCTGTGTTTGCCATCATGAATGTGGTGGACCGCCACCTGCAAAAACGTTATATCCGGACAACCGGTGCAAGCATCAAAAGGCGCGGTACTCATGACCTGATGAACTGCATACGTACCGATTTGCAAAAAGATCCGGAAGGTACGCTTTACGCATACAAATTTGACATCCGGAGGTTTTACGACAATGCGCGGCAGGACTTTGTTATGTGGTGCTTCCGGAGAGTGTTCAAGGACAAAAGGCTGTTGGTCTTGTTGGAGCGGTTTGTTAAGCTGCTGCCGGAAGGTATCAGTTTCGGACTGCGCAGTTCACAAGGGGCAGGAAATCTGCTTCTGTCTGTATTTTTAGACCACTATCTGAAGGATAAGTACGGGGTTCGTTATTACTATCGCTATTGCGATGACGGACTGGTACTCGGTAAAACGAAAGCGGAATTGTGGAAGATTCGTGATGCTGTTCACGGGCAAATGGGAAAAATAGACTTGGAAATAAAGCCGAATGAACGGGTGTTCCCTGTAGAAGAAGGCATTGATTTCCTTGGCTATGTTATCCGTCCCGACTATGTAAGATTGCGGAAACGCATCAAACAGAAGTTTGCCCGGAAGATGCACGAGGTAAAATCGAGAAAAAGACGGCGGGAACTGATTGCCAGTTTCTACGGCATGACGAAGCACGCCGACTGTAATAAGTTGTTTAAAAAATTAACAGGCAAAGAAATGAGAAGTTTTAAAGACTTGAATGTCGCTTACAAGCCGGAAGACGGCAAGAAGCGATTCCCCGGAGTGGTGGTAAGCATCCGGGAACTGGTAAACTTACCGATTGTAGTGAAGGACTTTGAGACCGGTATCAAGACCGAGCAGGGAGAAGACCGCTGTATTGT